CAAAAAGATAAGCATATCTTACAAACTATTGGTCAAGCAACTCTAGCTAGTGCAAACGTAACTGGTGGAGACGCTACAACTAACGTAGTAAACACAGGCATTGCATCTGCTACAGATGCTACTGCGGCTAATGCAATGATAGATGCTATCTTTGCGGCGGCTAAAGAGCTTGATGCAAACTACGTTCCTTCAGAAGGCAGAAAATGCTTTATGAGACTTGAAGAATACTACAAATTAGCGAATGCTACTAATGCAGTCAATGTTGACTTCAGTGGTGGTGCTAATGGTGGTGTTGCATCAGGAAAAGTTACAAAAATTGCAGGAATTGAATTAGTACCAGTTCCTCACTTTGTAGCTTCTAATGTTACTTCAGGTGCAGACGCAGGTTCAGCAACTAATGGTGGTTCAACTCCTCAAGCAGTTGACCTATCTAACTTTGTTGCTCTTGTATCTCACCCTTCAGCAGTCGGAACTGTTAAGCTAATGGATTTAGCTGTTGAAAAAGAGTACGACATCAGAAGACAAGGTACGTTAATGGTTGCTAAATACAGCATGGGTCATGGTGTATTAAGACCAGAAGCGGCAGTCGGAATTAAAGAAGCGGCATAGTCCCTCTTTACCTACATTGGGCGGAGATTAACACTGACAATCCGCCCAGTGTTCTTACACAAAATTTAACACAAAGGATAGATGACTACACAAATTACACCTACTAGCGAATTACAAGCTGTAAATATAATGCTCTCTACAATCGGAGAAGCACCAGTGAACAGTATCACAGGCACTACTACAGTTGACGTAAGTACAGCAAAAAATATTCTTAATGAAACATCTATGTCTATCCAATCACAAGGGTGGAATTTTAACACACATACAAATTATAAATCACTATCTTTAGACAGTGACAGTAAAGTACCCCTACCTTCAAACTGCGTAAAGGCTGACGCAAACTCTCAATTCAGACACCTAAATTACACTATTAGAAGTGGTTATTTATATGACATGGAAAACCATACAGATGTATTTACTACTGCACCTAAATCTGTTGATTTAGTTTTAGTACAACAGTTTAATGATTTACCAGAATACGCTAGACAATATATTACTTTAAAAGCGGCAAGAAGATTTGCGGCTAGATTTATTGGTGATAAAGAAATTACACAATTAATTGGTCAAGATGAGAATGAAGCTCTTATGTCATTTCATCAAGCAGATAGCCAAGAGAGTGACATTAATATGCTTGAAGGTGATAGCAATACCTTCTCTATAATTCATAGACCCACTAGAAGGCATTACTAATTATGGGAAGTGTTGTTTCACAATCTATTCCTAACTTTTTAAATGGTTTGTCTCAACAGACACCAACACAAAGAGGTATCAATCAGGGAGAAGACCAAGTAAATTTACAAAATGGTTTAGTAGATGGTCTATCTAAAAGACCTCCTTTAGATTTTGTAGCAACATTAGACAGTAATAATATTTATTCTAATAAAACAAAATTTTGGCAAATACAAAGAGATGCAGATAATCAATACATTGTAGCATTATACAATGGTGGAATTAAAGTATTTGATTTAGATGGTAATGAAAAAACAGTTACAGTTGCAAGTGGTTCAAGTTATCTAACTTCAACAAACCCTAGAGAAAACTTTAAGTTAGTTAACATTGCTGATTATACATTTATTGCTAACACAGCGACAACAGTAGCGGCTGACAGCACAACGTCTGCGGCTAAAGTAGAAGAGTTTTTAATTGTTTGTAAACTAACAAACTATGGTAGAGAATATAAAGTTGCATTGAAACACCCATCAATGGCACAAGAACTAGAAGTAATCTTTCAATTACCTACAGGTAATGATGCGTCTACTGATAGTAAATTTAGAGATACAAATAAAATTACAGATATACTTTTGTATGGAACTTCTAGTACACACTGGGACAGTGCGGCTAATGGTATAGGATTTAAAGTTGTTAGAACAGATAACAATGCAACTCAATCTACAACACAAGGTTTAGCTAACTATTCTGGTTTTACAAATTATTTTTCATTTGAAGCATACGACAGTGTAATTTATGGAAAACCTACAGACCAGAATGCTAACTATACTATAACTACTTCTGATGGTTCTGGTAACACAGCCATGTATTCTATTAGAGATGAAATACAAGATTTTAGTAAGTTACCTTTTTACGGAAAAGAAGGTGTAATTATAAAAATTACTGGAGAAGAAGGTGATACATTATCTGATTATTATGTTAACTTTTCTGGTAAGTCTGGTGTATGGAATGAAACTATAGCACCTGCAACTTCTGTAGGTTTAGATAATTCTACAATGCCACACGCATTGATTAATAACAATAATGGTACATTTACCTTTCAACAATTAGATTGGACAGACAGAGTATGTGGAGATAGTGAAACTAATCCTAATCCAACTTTTGTTGGTAAAAAAGTTAACAACTTAACATTTTACAAAAACAGATTAGGTATATTATCAGGAGAGAATTTAGTATTAACAGAAAATGCTTCTTTCTTTAATTACTTTGCAACAACATCTACACAAGTATTAGATACTGACCCTATTGATATTGCGGCTTCAGGTACACAAGTTAACACACTTAAAAACTCTGTAGGATTTAATGAAAGTTTATTATTATTTTCTGATACAGCACAATATAAATTAGATAGTTCAGGTGAAAGTATATCACCTACAACAGCTATACTTAATGAAGTGTCGTCATTTGAACATGATGATAAAGTAACACCTGTATCAGCAGGTAAGTTTGCATACTTTGCACAAGCAAGAACAAACAATACAGCAATAAGAGAATACTTTGCTGATGATGATACACTTACAAATGATGGTATGGACATTACAGTATCAGTAGGAAACTTAATACCTACTAACTGTTATCAAATCATAAGTAATACAACAGAAGACACACTTATATTTCTAGCGTCAGATACAGCAGATACTCAAACAGCACCTTATAGTGGCACAGTGTCTACAACATACGCTAACACAATGTATATCTATAAGTATTTCTTTGATGGTGGTGAGAAGGTGCAGAACGCATGGTCTAAATGGGAATTTAGTGGCGTTAAGATTATTGGTGCTATGTCATTAGAAAGTTTTATCTATGTATTAGCGTCAGAAGGAACTACTACAAAATTATTAAAAATAGATTTAAGAAATTTAAAAGATACAACAATAGGTCATGGAGTTTATCTTGACCTTAAAACTTCAGTTACAGGAACGTATGATGTGGCAACAGACTTAACTACGTTTACATCACCTTATGGTGTAAAGACTGGATTGATTGCAGTAGATAGAACTAATGGTAATAACTACACAGCAACAAATACAACAGGTTCAACATATACAATCGTAGGAGACCACACAGCGTTATACATTGGTGTTCCATACGAAAGTAAATACAGATTGTCTACACAGTATGTCAGAGAGAATACTGGAAGAGGATTAGTAGCAGTAACTTCAGGTAGATACCAAATACGAAACATATCATTTAACTTTGAAAACAGTGGGTTCTTCCAAGTAGAAGTTACTCCTGCTAATAGAGATACGTCTACAGCTATTATGAATGGTTATGTTATTGGTACAGCAACGTCAGTGGTAGGGCAACCTGCTATAGCAACAGGAACTTTAAGAGTGCCTGTACAATGTCAAAACACAGAATTTACTTTAGATATTAAATCGTCATCTCATTTGCCTATGTATATCGCAGGTGCAGAAGTTGAAGGTTATTATCACAATAGAGCAAGAAGGATTTAATGAAAGAAAACTACGTTAGAAAAGCAGAATTAAAAGATGCGTTAGAGTTAGCACCAAAGATTAGAAAAGGTGACAGGCAAGAGATTATGGCTTCCAATGGAGCAACTCCGTTAGAAGCATTAGTAATACCATTTACAGAAAAAGGTAAGATTTATTCTATTATTGGAACAAAGTCAGAAGGTGTAATTGGTATGTTTGGTTCTGTACCGTCAAAAGAAAAAGGCTACGGAGTAGTTTGGTTATTATCTAGTGAGGATTTATTTAAACACGTCAAACAGTTTATTAAAGAGTGTCCTAAATGGGTAAACGAGATGAGTAAAGATTATGAGTACGTCTACAATTTTGTAGATGAAAGAAATTGGAAAAGTTTAAAGTGGTTACAATTTTTAGGATTTGAACCCAAAACAAAAATAGGAGATTTTGGTATAGGTAAGATGCCATTTTTATTAATGATGAAAGAGGTAAATAATTAATGTGTGACATTCAAGCGGCACTTCAGGTAGCAGGAGCAGTTGTTTCTTATAGACAAACGAAAGCTGACAATAAAGCTATTAGAAGAGACCAAGAGACAACACGAAGTAACGCAGATAAAGCATATTTACACGACATGGTTAAAATTGACCAAGAAAAAGTCAATGCTGATAGAGAAAAAGCGTTAGCAGAAATTAGAACTAAAGCTAAAAGAGATGGCGAGATTGCACAAAAAGTAAATTTAGGAAACGCTAACAGTACAAAAATCGTACAATCACTTGGTGCTTTATATGATGAAGATTGGATAGAGATAACTAGAGGTTATGACAAAGACATTCAATTATTTCAAAACCAACAATCAGAAGCATTCGCTAATCAAGCAAAAACTTATAACAGTTTAAAACCACCTACAGACCCATCAAGAACTGGATTAATGCTAGAAGTAGCTACTGCGGCTAATGGCGGTTATCAAAGAAGTCAAACTAATAAAGAGGCAAAAAAATAATGGCTAAATATCAAAGACAAGGAACAAATAAATATTATGGTGCGGCTAACGCAGGGTATGTATCTAGTGGTAGCAGTGTTGATGGTTTAGCTAAATCACTTACAAACGCAGGTTATCAAATTGGTAAAGCAGAAAGTTTAAGAATTGATAGAAAAAAAGATAAAGCTATTGCAAAGATAGATGAGTTATATGCTACTGGTAAATCCTTTGAAACTATCCAAGCAGAGATTATTTCAGGTAAACACAAAGAACTAACTGGTAAATACATAGAAGCTACTACTAATTATCATGCAGGAAGAGTTAAAGCACATGAAGTAATAAATACTATTAAACAAGCTAAAATAGATGATGGCTATGATATTTCAGATGAAAGTATGAGCCTTGAATTGTTTTATAAAAAATACATGCCTGATACAAAAGCAATGGACACTTCTACATTATTAGGTTTTACAACACAATTTAATAAATTTAGACATGCAGATGCAATGGAAGATGCTGAAGCTAGAGGTAGATTTAATTCAGAAGAAAAAATTAGAAAAGGTGCAATGCTGTTAGACGATATTCCTACAGAAAATATAAAAAATGAATTGTCAGATTTTATTACAGGATTACAAATAAAAGTACCTAATGGTGATGGTTCAAATACACCAAATCTATTACACACAAATGCAGAAACTTTAGCTATTATTAGAAGAAGCATAGTTGACATCATTGCTAATGCTAAAACAGAAGCAGATTTAAACAGAGCAGATGTATTGTTAAATACAAATTTAGGTTATTCAAAAAATGGTTCAGCTATTGGAACTATAGCGTCAAGAAAATCAAAAGAAATTTTAATTATTCAAGATAAATTAGAAAAAAAAAGAAGAGCATTAATTATTAATGACAGAACAGAAAAAAATGAAAATGAAAAACAATTAGTAAGAGACATTAATGCGTCTATCTTTGAACAAGTAGAAGAAGCAACTGCTGATGGAGTTTTTAAAAGAGATAAAAACCATACTGAATTAATGGAAATTAGAGACCAATTAGAAGAAATAGGTGTTCCATCTTATATTGAAAATTTTGATAGATTGATGAACAACAACACTTACATTGATACTGACCCTGAAGTTTACAATCAATTAGTGTCTAGTATTTATGATGGTGAGTTTACTAGCCAAGAAGAAATTGCTCAAGCAATAAATGAATTAAACATAGACCCAAGATTACTTTCTCCTACATTGTCGTTATTTGAAAGTTGGTCAAAGTCTAGCACTAAACAAGGTTCAGTACATACAACAAACACAACGTACAAAGAAGGTCTTAAATACATTGAAAACGCTGTTAGAGGTAATTTTACTTCAGGTGGAATACTTAAAGAAAATGGTAATCAAGCTATTAGAAATGCACACAATTACATGAAGAAAGAATTGTATGATTTTGAATTTCAATATGAAAAAGAAAATGGAAAACAACCTTCTACTTTTGAACGTGAAGAATTTTTACAAAAAATGGGTGACATTGTAATTAAGAATTTCACAGAAGGTAATATTGCACCAAGTTTAAAATCTATGCCTGAATATGAACAACAAATAAAAGAAGCTGAAGAAGCTAAAAAGGTAAAAGATGAAAAATATGAACTAGCAGAAATACCTGATATGGTACAAACTGTTTCTAATATTCTTTCAGATAATCAATTAGGAAATACTAAATTAATAAATGAAACATTAGATAAATTTGACCCTTCATTTGCAGGAATACCTTTTACAGGTGATGATAGTGCATTTGGTGAAAGTGATGCAGAAAGTAAAATTAGATTTGCAAATGAACAATTACCTACAGTAATTGCACAAATTTTAGATAGTTCTAATTTTAGTCAAACACAGATGGACGCTATGGAACAAGGAGATTATGAAAATTTACTTAAAACAATAGCAACAGGTTTAGGAAATAACGTAACTACTGAAATTGTAGATGCGGCATTAACCATATTAAGAGGAAAAAATAAATAATGGCAACTTCTATTAATAAAAGTAGCACAATTACTACACAAACTTTTGCAGAAGATTTAGCAAAACCAGATAGTGCGGCGTTAGCATTAGAAGAAATACAAACAGAAAATTTTTACAACACGTTAAAAAGTTACTATTCTTACAGAGAAGCAGACAATAGTTTTAATAATATGTCTCACGCAGATTTATTAGATTATTTTTATGAAGATAGGTCTTGGAGAAATAACAATACTATATCTATGGGTATGGATATGGCTAATGTTTTTGGTGAAGAAGATGAAAACAGAATAAGAGAATTTTCTTACATACAACAAACGTATGCACAATTACCTTCATTTTGGAATGACCCAAATAGAAACTTTGGTTCATGGTTAATTGACAATGGTGGTGCTATGTTAGCTGACCCAGTTAACTTAATAGGATTAGGTGTTGGGGGTCAAGCGGCAAAACAAGGTTACAAAGCCGCTTTAAGAGTTGCTCTTAAAGATAAGATGGCTAAAGAAATATCAGAAATTACAATTAAAGAAGCCGCAAAAGAAGCTGAAAAATTAGCTTTAGGTAACGCAATTAAAAAAGGTGCATTAGCAGAAGGTTATATCAATGCAGGTATTGCAGGTGGACAAGATATATTATTACAAAATACTGCTGTCAAAGCAGGTATACAAGATGAAGTTAATCTAAAACAATCAGGCATAGCAACTGCCGCAGGTTTTGGTTTTGGTACTATCTTTGGTGCAGGATTTACAGCAGGTGCTTTTAAATTAACAAATAGAAGTCTTGCTAAAAACTCTGTTAAAAATCTAAATGACATTCACAATTATGGTAAGAGTACCACTACAGGTGCAAAATTATTTGATGATTTAACTATTACAAACAAATCTAGTAAGGCAGATGTCAATGCTCCTAAACAGGAAAAACCTCCCAAAACTACAAAAGAATATCTTAAAAAATTAAGAGGCGATAAAATTAGACCAGACGATAAACCACCTAAATTAGCTATCAATGCTACTAAACAAAAACAAGGTGGGTTTGAAGCATTTGTAAAAAATAGTATTGCAGAAGTTACAGAACAAATAGAAAAGAAAACAATTACTAAAGAACAAATGTTAGCAGATGTTTTAGAGTATGGTGGAGACGAAAAGAAAATGAGAAAGTTAGCAAACAACATGGCTAACTCTGATGAATTTAAAAGATTGTATGTAACTGTAATGTATCAGAAAAATGCAATTAGAACTATTTATGACCATATAGGTGCGGTCTCAACAGAATTAAAAAGAATAGATTTAACTGATAATGAAATAGACGATATGTTAAATGAGTTAGCTACTTATGATAATGAATTAAGAAATAGAATAAAATTATTAAGTTCAGGTGGTGAAAATGTTGGTAGAGGTTTATTTGCATTTCAATCAGATGCTATAGGAACTAAATCAGCAAAACTACTTGTTGACCCTGAAGACCCTACATTGTTAAGTAAAAAAAAAGGAACAAGAGAACAACAAATAGAATTTTGGAGAACGGTAGGAGATTTAGGAGATAGAGAACAACTTGTTGCGGCAATGCAAAATATAAAAAAAGCAGATGGTTGGGACATTGCGGCAGAATACGTTAACAACAATTTATTATCTTCACCTGATACACACATATTAAACATTGTATCTGGTCTAACACAAACAGTTTGGAAACCTGCAACTATGTTATTAAGAGGAGCAAATATGCTTCCAAGAGATACAGCTAGAGCAGGTCAGATAATGCGAGAAGCTCTACATACGTTTGTATATCAATTTGCATACACAGGTCATGCTTTAAAAAGAGCAGGTAAATCTTTTTGGCAAGGAAGACCAATACTTGACAGTACACAAATGAAATACGACAGCAACATTAGACAAGGACAACTTCAAAGATGGATTAATGAGTTTGGTAAAACTTATACAGATAGACTAGGTATGGCAGGTAAAGTTATCCAAAAAGGACAACAAGTTGTTGGAGGTACTGTAACATTACCTATGAGAATTTTAGCGGCAGGAGATGAATTTCTTAAATCTATGGCTTTTAAAGCAAGAATGGCGGCGGCAATTAATAGTAAAATTATAGATGAAACTCCTGATTTTTCTATACTTAAAGGTGATGGGTTTAGAAAAAAATACAAACAAAGAGCATTAGAATTACAATCGGAATATATCGATAACAAAACAGGTAGAGCTATAGAAATAGGAAACACTGTAGAAGATAGATTAGATGCACCTTTACATTATTCAAGAGAGTTATCATACACACAACCTGCTTCTCAAGTTAATCCTTTAACAGGAAATTCTGAAGGTGGACTTACAGGTTGGATATTATCACAAACAGCTAATAAAGCTAAATGGACTAGAGTATTCGGTCTTCACTTTATAAACACACCATCAAATTTATTAAGATGGAATTTTCAACATTTACCTTTTCTAGGTAGATATCAATTTCAAATGAGACACTTACTTGCTGAAGCTGATTTACCAGATTTAGATGCAGGTGCTAGTACATTTAAAAAAATAACACATGGTTTAAGTAAAGGTAAACTTGGAAGAATGACTGCACCTATTAGAGGTGTGTTTGGTAAATCAAGATACCTAAACCCAGAGGCGGCGGCAGAGGCTAATGCTAGAATACAAATGGGTTATTTATTGTGGACTGGAGCATTAGGTCTTGTAATGGCAGGTAAAATTACAGGAGGTGGTAATAGAGATTGGAGAGTTAATAAAGAAAAAGAAGCTAACACAGGTTGGCAACCTTATTCATGGAAAACAAATGATGGCAGATATATTTCTTTAAATAGATTAGACCCATTGTTTACCCCAATGTTTATTATGGCTGATGTTATGGACGTGTATAGTAACTGGGCTAGAGAAACAGATGACTTACCACCAAGTATTGATAAGCAATTAACAGAAGTATCTATAGGTGCAATTACTATGTTGACTAGAAATATTACTTCTAAATTCTATACTAAAAACATTATTGAATTATTTAACTTCATGTCTTCAGATGATTTTATGAAATCAAGAAGTCCTGAACGTGCCGCCGCACAACAAGCCGCACAATTTATTTATAAAGGTATACCTATGTCAGGTGGTTTAAGATATTTAAACAGAGTAGGTGATGAGTGGGAAAGAGACTTATGGACGTTTATGGATAGAATAGGAACTATGAACCCTACTAATACATCAGACGCTACTATGCCTAAACGTAACATGTTTGGACAAACGATTGATAGAAAAAGAGGTTGGTTGTTTGGTTTAGGAGGAGACACAGGTTTATGGTCTACACCTTTTGCTATGACTAACTTTAAAAACAATGCAACTGCTAAATTCTTAATGGATAAAGAGTTTAATTATTTACCTCCTGCTAAAATAGATAGATATAGTGGTTTTAATTTAAAAAACTTACGAAACTCTAAAAATCAAACAGCATACGATAGATGGTTAGAATTAAAAACAGAAGTCTTTTTAGATAAAAATGGTAAAGCCATTACTAATAAAGATTATCAAGGTAAGAAATTTACTGTTCAAGAATACATTGAGTACGCTATCGCAACCCCTACAAGTAAATTATACTTGCACCCTACAGGTGAGGTAATTGGAAAAGATTATCAAGTTCAATACATTATTGATGTCATACACCAAGTAGAAGGGGTAGCTTATAAAAGAATGATTAAAGAATACCCTGAAATTATGGAAAGATTTAAACTTCAAAATGAATATTTAAAAGAGGAATTTCAAAACCAAAAATCCATAATAAAAGCACTAATTAACTAAACTTACACTTTTAGTAAAACCCAATCAAAAATTAAGGAAAATCATACATGGCAAATAGTTTTGTACGTTATACAGGCGATAACAGTACAACATCTTATTCTATACCATTTAGTTACAGAAG